TAGGTCTTGACCCATGACCTGGACAAGTTTTGAAACTACATTTCCATCATCTTTATAATTTTTTAAAAATTCTCTTGCCTCTCCAAGTTTTTCAGAAGCAGCATTTGCTTTAGCAACAAAATCTTCTTGAATACCAGATTTTTCTAAAGTACCAGCTGGCATTCCTATTGGAGACATATCATAAAGTTTTGTTAGCACTGGAGCTAGATTAACTGCAAAGTCAACTCCATTAGTTGCACCAACTGCTAAACTTCTTAAACCATCTTTTCCAAGATCAGTTACAAAATCTCCGATAGCAGAAAAAAACATATCAGTATTTTCTTTTGTAACATGCTTTGCAATCCAATCTTCTTTAGATCCACCTTGTTCTATGTAAGCATCAAAAGTTACTGGTGTTGTTCCTTTTTCATTGTAACCTTCTAATTGAGATGTATCTCCACCACTTTCTTTTAATAATTGATATGGCTTACTGTTTCTGACATTTTCTTTGTCAACTTGAGGTAAATATACTTTGTCTAATAAATTTATGTTTTCCATTATAAATCTTCTGGTAATACCAATGTTTGAGTTGTAGAGCTCTTAGTAGCTTTTTCTAAATCATTATTTGTTAATTCCATTCTAATATGAAATATATCTTCAATAAAATCTATCTTAGATAAATGATCTAAATAATTTTGTAGATCTCTATTTGTTTTTTTAGAGTTGTTAAATAAGTAAGCAGCATTTTCATTCATTTTTTTAAAATACTTAGGATCATTTGTAAGCTCTTTAAAATAATCAGTGTCTTTCATAAAAAAAGGAGCTGGAATATTACTTAGTCCAGGAATTGCTTCAAATTCAAATTCTGTTTGTAATACATCTAAGTAAGCATTTTTAGGAGACATGCCATTATTTACTTTATCAAAATAACTCATTTGAATAAGTTGTTTTCTGGTTGCAATATTCTCTGCGTACTTTTGAGATTTTCTTCCTCTAACATTTGTTAGATTTGCAATGTTACTATCAATTAATTTTTTATATGCTTTAAAATCTTTATGGCTTTCAAAGTTCTCTTTTGATTTTGCAATGTATGTACTGAATAAACTTAGATCTCTATTGTTTAATGCTTTTAATGTATCAACATCTGTGATGTATGATTTTTCTATTTCATGTAATTGTTCAATAACATTAGCAGATGCTATTTGTGTTGTAATCATAGCCAATGTTTCATCATCAGAAAAACCATCTTCATCTGTCATAGCAACAGATAATTTTGCAAACATAGCTTCACTTAGTATGCCAGCATCTAAAGCATCATATAATTCTGCTTCTGTTGGTACTTCATTTAATGCTGCTTGATCTGTTGGATTTTTTTTTGCGTTATCTATTCTTAATAAAATATTTGTAAATACACCAACTTTATCTTCAGCATCTGATATTTCAAGAAGAGTAGAATTTCTCTCTTCTTTTAATCTTTGATCTCTTAAAGTTATTTTTGCTTTTTCTACATAACTTTGAGCTGCATCTGTTCCAATAGCTTCTGCAAGTTCTAACTCATTTGCAATAACACCTCTTGGATTTATTTTAGTATCTAATTCTAAAAGTAAATCATTTTTTAATTTAGTAGCATCATCAACTGTTTTCTTAAAAAGTTTTGCTCCTAATTGTTGTTCAAAAAATTTATTCTTAGAAAGTAAATCAAATTCTACTGCACCAGCACCTATAACAGATTGATCTGATGATAACATTTTTCTGATAGCATCATTAAACTTATTATTAATATTAACTTGAAAGGTGTTAGTTTGTTCTGTTGTTACTTTATTAAATAATCTAGTTGTTAAACTATCTCTTTCTTTTTTTAAATTTGATCTAATTAATTTTTTAACTAATGGTGTTGAGCCTTCAGGAATTAAAAAACTAGAATTAGCATCACTTGTATAATTAAAAAATTTAGAAAGAGCTGCATCTGTATTTGTCATTTTAGATGCAACTTCAAAACCTTTTAAAACATGCTTTTGTAAATCAGCTGTTACAGCATCAGCTGCGTTTTGTGTTTCTATTTTAACTAAATCATTTTGTATATCGCCAATAGCTTTGACAACTGAATTAATTGCTTTGCCTTGATTAGTTGCTAAAGATAATGGTAAAGCAAGTGATGAAGTTTGTGGAACAGCTCCTTCCTTTACAGCTTGTTTAGATTGTAAAATTTCTAATTTTGCCATTATACAATTACCAATGATCCAGCTTGATTAGATTTGTAACCCATAGTGAGTAGGCTGCCAGCTGCTTTAAAATATTCTGCTCTTGCAGTCATATCGCCTTTTAGTCTTTCGCCTCTACCTTTAGCTTCCATTAGCAAACTTTGATTTATAATATCGTTTTGTGAAACTTGTTGATTGTAATCTGCTAAATCTAAATCAAGTAACTGGTTTTGTTTATTTCTAATTCCTACAAAAAAAGGTGTAGTACCTTCTCTAAATTCAGCACCAGTTCTTAATGCTGATACAAAAAAATTTGAATATGCTTGTTCTTGTTGTGCTAAAAATCTTGGTCGTTCAATAGTGTCATAAACTTTTTGTTGAACAGCTGCTTTTTTTCTTGCGTAAGCTGCTTGCTGATATGCAAGACTTTCGTTGTATTTTCCTATTGCTTTTGCTCCTTGAGCAGCAGCTATGTTACCTATGAAGCTCATAAATTTTTGCCATCCTAATATAATTTGTTTTGTCAGGTCCATACATTTTCATAAGACCTTCTTTTTCTAATCCTAGCCATTCAGCAAATCTAACTCCAACTTTAAAATCTTCTTTAACTGAAGTTTGTACTCGCCAAATTTTGTTATTAATGCAAAGTAAATCTAATCGTTTTTTGATTGCCGATACTGATTTAATTTTGTGTTCGTAAATTCTTTTAGATGCAATAACCCAGCCTTCAGCAACTCCATCCCAAAGAGGAGTGATGCCACCACAAAGCACAATGTTATTGTCAGCCAATAAAGTAAATGACAAACCAGGTATTCCATAATCGATCCGACCTTCTTCACTACTTGCATCATTTTCCAATAATTTATCATTCATTCCAAAAGTTAAAATTTCGTCTGTATGACTTCTCTCGTATGGTATTATTTTATATTTAACCATCAGATGTAACCAGAGTTGGATATATTGCTAATATTGAACAAGGCAAAGGTTGATCTTGTTTTATAAAAATAAATCCATCTGAGTTATAATCATCTCTAAATTCTATTTCTTTATCTCCAGCAAGCAGTGTATCAACTGGAGCTGATAAATTACTTGATGTTGTTCTAAATGGAACTGTCTCCAGGTCAGATAAACTTGGTCCAACTTTTACACCAACAGTTTCAAATAATCTTAATACTACTTTACTAATTCTTTTTGTTTTTCCTTGAGAAGTTCCTTCAGCAGCTCCGCCTTCAATTCTCATTGTTTGTAAAACACTATCATAAGCTAATCCAACACATGCTTTAGTAACTGATCTATCTAAAGTAACTGCACCTGAGCTTACAGTTTTATTTGCATGTACTGATCCATCAGCCAGGATAGATACTGATTGGCCTTCTAAATGTGAAAGACCTGATAATGTTGTTGTTGCAGATCCAGAATAATTTAAATGGCTATCTAAAAATTTAAAATCTGTTGCATCTGTTTCATCAAAATCAAAATCAGAAAAACATTCTACATATCTTTTAGTAGCACCATTAATGGTCCTTTTAACAATAACCCACAATTCATCTTCTGTTAAAACTCCTGATATAGATGCAGCACTTTCACAAACTGAATTACCACTTCCAAAAACTCCACCAAAAATATGTCTATGCCAGCTAACCACATTCTCTGATCTTTGATAAGTTAATCCAGCAAGTTCTCCATCATCTCTAACACACCAAATAATACTATCTGGCTCTTGTTGAAATATCATTTGAACAATTCCTGATTTAGTAACAGTATCATTTAAGATTGTTAAGTCAGGAGCTACATAACCATCACTATCAAAGTTATAAGCAAGTTCTCTAATTTTTCTTTTTGCTTTTTGTAAAAACAATATAGCGTTACCAGCTGGAATAGCATCTACACCAGCAGATCCAAAAGAACTCTGTCTTTTAATAGTTACATTAGTTGGAGTTATACTTGCATCTGTTCCATCAGCAGAAACTGTAAATTCGCCTCCAGATGTTCCTACAACTAAAGTTCTAACTGCTTTTAAATATTGAATAGCATTAACCTGATTTGATGCAATCGTATAAATCATAGCATCATCAGCATTAGATCCAGTTGTAAAATTTTCGTAATCTCCAGCTTTTGAAAACCATAAAGTCTGAGGATTATTATTTGTGTTTGCAAAAACTAATCTTTGTTCAAAGAAAGAAACGCAGCTTGGTCTATTGTCAGATCCTGAAATTGATAGAGAAGGAGAGCCACTAAATGAAACTGTTGCAAGTGTCCAGGATGTGTGGCCAGTTCTACTTAGCTTACGCACATCATGATTTGGATGACACAAATACATGACATCAGCAGATTGAGCAAATTTAATATCAAATAATTCTGCTTCTAAAAATGGAGAAGATATTTCATAAGCAGATCCACCAGATACTATTTGTCCTTTGTCTTTATAAAATCTTATGTACTGATCTCCAAACTCCATAATGTAAGTTTGAGTTGTTGAAAATTCAAAAGGTATTAATCTTGTTTTTTTAGAACTATCTTTTACTTCAGCTATAAATTGTGTTCCAACTCTTCTAGTAGCAGCACCTTGAGGATGAACTAAAAAATTTTCTAAAGTTTTTGTTCCTGATGCGTATTTCTCAAAATCTGTTCTGCCATCCATCTTGGCAGAAAATTCTCCTGATACAAATGAAGTTAAAGCTAAGGTCGTTCTTGGCATATGTTTTTAAAAATTTGTTGTTGTGTTAATCCTTGTTCTTCTTTTTTACATTTAGTTGTTGGATCAATTTCTTTTTCGTCAATTATTTCTACTAAACAATATCGATAAACTTTAGTGTCATCTCCCCATTGAAAGTGAAGTAGTGTTTTTGGCTTTGAATATTTTTCTATTAATCTTGGATCAAATGCTGAAGTTGTCATTATAATCTAGCATCAACAAACTCGTTACTCTCAATAGTTCCTAATGCGTTTTCTGTTGCGTCTATAAATCTTGCTTCTCTTAATCTTTCATCAGCTCTAGTCATATAATTATTTGCTAGAGTTGCATTGTTAGTTACAGCATAAGCGATGTCAGCTGCTAGTTGATGTGAAATACTTTCTTGTAAATAAGTATCGTAATTGTTTGGATCAGTGTCTATTGCTATATAAACTAAATAGACTGTACCTTCGTTAGTTTTAATTTTTCTTCCTTCAACAGCATAATCTATTGATGATGCAATACTATCTGTTGTTCCATTATGAACTTTTAAAACTCTTAAACAGTCAGCTGGTAAAGTATATTGTTTAGAATATTCAATAACTGGAGTTGAACTATCTTCAGCTAACTGAACTCTTTTTGTTAAACAGTTCCAAGCATGACCTCTAAAAATTCTATTTCTTACTGGCTCATATCTTTGATTACAAAGCCTAGCATTTTTACTATCGTCAGTTAAAGCTGATATTGTTGATGCTCCTAATAAATTTAATGCTGAATTGCAGATGTCCACCACAGATGCCATTATGTTTTTTCTCCTATTTCTTTACATTCAAACTTAATAACTATTTTACTTTGTTCGATGTAATCTTTGTTAAATTCTTCTAAAGTTTCTAAATTTCTAAATGTGCTTTGAGCTACTGCATAACCAGCATCAGCACAATCATAATGAGATATAAATTGATAACCAGGTATAGATGTTGAAGAGCAAGTGCCACTTAACATACTACATAAATGTAAAACTAAAATATATTTCATTAAATTCCTAAATGCCTGGCGGAGTATTTCATCCGCCAAACAAACTTATTGATTAGTCAATGACATACATCATCTGAAGTTGGATAGTACCAGTACCATTAGCACCAGCTAATGTAACTGTAACTGGAACACCATTTTCATTTGCGTCTGTTACTGAGTTTTTTCCTAAAGCAATTGTATCAAGACACACAACACTTTGAGCAGATGTTGACGCAGCCGCAGCTTTGTATTCATCCACATCAACAGCTTGTGTAGTTCCATCAGCTTTAGTGTGAGCAGCATAACCAACTGAAATAGTTGTGCTTGATCCTAAAGCATCGTAACTAACAGCACCAGAAAGAAGTCTAGCTCCATTCGGTATTGTGAACATAGTAATAGTAGATTGCTCAGCAGATGCTTCGTATTCAGCGAATGCTATTCTTACTCTACCACTTAGCTCGTTAGTCTTGATCATTTCAGAAGGAACATTTTGACTTTTCGTATATTGTATTGAATTTGCCATTATATTATATCCTCCTAAAATTATGCTTCATGTGCTTCGATAGTAACGATTTTGGATTCTTCCATTCTCGTTGCACCAATCGATTGACACACATAGACTTGAGTTGCATAGCCTTTGTCAGATCTTTCATCAATTCTAGTCATGATGTCTTGACCTAAAGCCATCTTCATTCCATCGTTTGCATAAACTAAGCAAAGTCTTTTTGAAGATGCGATAGATAATCTGTTTGAGACTATAAAGTTAAAACCAAGAAAAGAATTTACTTCTCCATTCGCAAGTGCTTTCACACTATTGAAATCAGATGAAGTAACTTCAGTTGTACCTAACAAATCAGTAATCTGTTTTGGAGATACGACTATTGTTCTTGGAATGCTGGGATCGACTGAAGCTGCATCTAAAATCTCTTTAGCAGATCTTAGTTTAGCAATAGTCATTCCATCAGTACCACTTTCTGTTATCTTTTGTGCAGATGGAAGAGCAGTAGATGTAGATCCAGTCTCTCCAGTAAATGCAGTTCCAGAAACAGCAGCGATGATTTCATCGTCTTGAGCTCTGCCTAACGCATAAGCGGCAGCCATTGCATAAGATGATGTTGGATCGATAAGAGTTCTGATCTTATCTTGATTGTCGATTAGATCAGCATACTCATAATCTACCAATGATACTCTTCTTCTGGCATGTGGTGTGTCCATCTGTGGTGTATCGGAATGACGAGTTACTCGTTTCTGAGCTGTCGCTACTCCAACCTGGTCAAAAAAACTATTTTTCCCAACCACAGTTTCTGTATCTACACTGCCTCTAAGAAGAGAGCCTTTTTGCTGGCTAAGCATAGCAACATTGTTCGAATACTGTTGAACAAATGCTGTAGTGATTTGTGAACTCATAAAAAGTTCCTCCTCTATTGGTTTATTATTGATTTAATCGAATTGATTTTCCTGATTGCTCAGGATCTTTTCTTTGGCTTTATAGTCTCCAATTGGACTTCATTCTTAGAGTTCTTACAGATGCAAGATTTTCTCTTTGAATTATCTTTAGTTGCCCATTCATAATATGATTGAGCAATTGGCAGAGGATCTTTTCGATCATTCTCTACACCAAACTCAGTTGCTAATCTTAGACATTCAAGTCTAATCTCAACACATGATATATTATCTACTGGATCAAATTTTTCATTAGCCATTAGATAACATCTCTCTTAGTTTTAAAACTTCATCCACTGACTTTTGATGATTAGGATGTGTTTTAGACCAGTAAGGAGATCCTTCCTGAGTTAAATCTGTTATTTCTTTTTCTATATCTTTTGCAGTCATATAAGAAGCACCATCTCCTTGTATGATTGGATCTTCAGATAATTTATCTGCTAGATCAGAAAAGGCTTTTATAACTGTTAAGTTATCTCCTAATCTTGATCCATCTTTAAGATAAGTATTTTCTAAAAAATCTTGACCTAAAGAATTTACTGCAAGTCTTTTAGCTTGATCTAATCTTTTTGCAAACTGAGGACCATACTCTTTTTTAAGTTCAGTCTCTGTTGCAAGCTGAGCTTCAGCTGCTTGATCTTCTTGATTAGAAGCTATGTTACCATTTAGTTCGTTATAAAATTTAATCAAGCCTTCAGCTTGTTTAGGAAGTAATCCTAATCTGTGAGCTGTTTGATTAAATTCTGATAACTGTTTAGTGTCCATTTCTTGATCCTTGAGATTATATTTATAATCTTCTGGATTACTCGGAGCACCCAATTTTTTAAAAACTTCATTCCAATCCTCATCAGTTGCATGTTTGTTTGGAACTGGAATTTTATCAGCTCCAACAAGTTTTTGAGCATGAAGATAACTTTTTACAAAGTCCTCCATGTTATTAAAATTTTCTAAAGATTTTTCTTCCTTAAAACTTTCTGGAATTAAATCCTTAAAATTAGTTTCTTTAGTTTCTGTTACTGGTTCTTGATTTGTAAGAACTGTATTTACTTCAGCAGTTGCCTCAGTATTATTCTGAACAACTGTTGGCTGTTCAGATTGAGCTGGTTGCTCAGTTGTCTGATTTTCCATAATTTACCTATTGGTTATTTTGATTTAAGCATTGCTTTGATAAACAAATGAATTGATCTTTGTCCTTCTAAGAATGCAGTTTCATGACTGTTATCTTTATTGAAAGTAGTCGTTCTCTCATGACATCTTATAGAGATGTCCTCTAAAACTCTTTGACCTTCATCTGATCCAAAAGTAATTTTGTAATCTTTTTGAAGTTGTTTTAATTTTTTTTCTATTTCTTTATTGTGATCCATCTTGAACTACCTTCGCTAATGGAGCAGCATTTTTAGCCATTTGACTTTCAGCTAGTTGTTGTTGTTGTTCCATAGCAGCAGCTTCCGCAGCAGCTCTCTCTTCTCTTATTTGTTGTACTTGGCCATCAGATTTAATCATAGATGCTGGTAATCCTAAAATATCTATAATCTGTTTTATAAATCCATTCTCATCAATGTAATCCATGACTGGCATAGTTTGAGCCATAGATCCAAATAATTCTAATCCTCTCATGATTGATTGTAATTCTTGAGATCTTTGAGCTAATGCCATTGGCGATACATACTCAATATTTAATTCTTGCGATTGTAATATATCTGGAGAAGGTTGAAATAATCCTTGTCTTAACATTACATTAAAAATTCTTATAATTAATGGAGATAACAATTCTGATTGTAATCTTCCTAATACTGGACCAAGTATTCTCATTTTCTCTTCTTGTCTTTGTAATACTTCAGTCGCTGTCATGTTTCTATTTTCAGTTACAACTAACTGATCAACATGAAACATTTTTGTAATTGCTTCTCTTCTTTGATTTTCATTATTCAAAGTAGTTGCGTTGTTAGCATTAATATTTAATGGCTCTATTCTATCTCTTGATCCAGATCTATAATAATTTAAAGATCCAGGAGACATTCTAATAGGAGCTAACATTCCATCATCAGGTATTAATAAAGGTGGATCAATTTGTTTAGCAGCAGCTTTCAAACTATTCTCAACCATTTTATTTAAAACTTTAACATCAGGTAAAGCATTCATGCCTGGAGATCTTCCATAAACTTCTGTCGATGCTTTTAAGTATCTTGGAATGACATAAGGATTTTCTTTAAATCCACCAATAGAAATTATATGTCCACCTTCATATTCCATATAAATAGATTGGAAAGGCATATTCTTTCTATCTTGTTTTTTAGGATCAAAGTCTAATCTTGGTCTTATAACATGAACTAACTGAACATCATCAAAAGGATTTTTCTTTAATAAATTAATTATATTTTTAGAAACATTATCTATACCAAATTTATCAGCAGCTGCTTGAGCTGGCATTTTAAATCTTCTGTATAGTGTATCAACAAATCCTTTTTTATTTTCTTGAATATAAATTTCTTTTATATGTCTAGCAGAGAAGAGTAGAGTATCTTCTTTATCTTCTTCAATCATTAAGCATGAAGTGCCAAAAGCAATTAGATCATGATAACATTCAAAGATCTCTTGTTGAAAATTAGATTTAGCAATGACATCATACATTCTAGCAGTTGCATCTTCTAACCATTCTTTAGCTTCATCTATTCCATTTAGTTCAGTTTCTTTAAATCTTAAACTAAACCATTTGTTAGCTGAGCTCGTCAACATACCATGCAAAGATGCTGCCAATAGTTCAAGAGCATGGATCGCTGTTGCATCAAAAATTTGTGTATGTCGTTTGTCGCCTCTTGCTCGTTCTTTTGTAATCTCTGCCTTTCTAGGTAACATATAGTCAGAAACTTCTTGCCAATGGTTCTCCCAGTTGGATCGTTTCTCCATTAACCTAGATAGGTTGTCTTTGAGCTGTTTTGCTAAAGCTCGTAATTCAGGTGTTTGCATTTATTTTTTTCTTTTTCTTTTAGCTTTGTTCTTTTTACTATTAGGAAAACCAGCTTTCATATTTTTGTAAGCTTTAGCTGATATAGTTGATTTTTTCTTTGATCTCGATGTTCCAGCTTTACGCCTCTTATTAATGTTCCTATACAAACTCATAATTAACCTCCTAATAAAACTTTTTTTGCTAATGTTGGTTTTGATGTGTCGCCAGTTACACTGGTTAATACTGTTGATTTTCTGCCTCTCTTTTTTCTATCCATTGTTGCCTCAGCATAAGTTTGACCAACTTCAACATCAGTAGGACCAGTAGTTGTTCCAGCTGGAGCTTCATTATTCATTTGTGCAGCTACTTTGGGTTGCTCAACAGATTTAGCACTTGGTCCTCTGTCATCTCTATTATTTATTGGATTACCATAAGCATCAGTTTGACCTGATTGTCTGCCTTCCATATAGCTGTCGTAAATTCTATTTTGTTCTGTTAAAGTTTTTTTTTGAAAATCTGCTTTTGTTGTTCCGCTATAATTTTTAGATCCTAAAACTTTATCTGTAAAAAAATCTCTAGTAATTCTTGATCCAGCTTGTAAAGGACCAGATGCAATTGCTAAAGCTGGAGAAGGAACTTTACTTGCTAAATTTTTTATATTTATTGCACCAGTGTTTCTAAAAAGATCTGCTTTAGCTTGAGTGTCATCTTTCTCATTTATTTGAGCTTGTTTTTTATCTTTCTTTGCTTGTTCAGAAACAAAAAATCCAGCATCAGCTCCAGTGTTTCCTCCTGAGCCTCCAGCACCTCCACGACTACCCATAACTATACTCCAAATGTTAATGTTGATTTTGTATCTTTTGTATCTTTTTGTTTATTAATTTTTTTAACTTCGTTTTCGTAAGAAATATCAGTGCCATGTTCTTTTTTTAAAACATAAGCTCTCTTAGTAGGAATTTTTGTTTCTTGTCTTTTTGGTTTAAATAATTTTTTTATTGCTTCAAACATAACTATCCTAATAAAGTTTTCTTATCTAAATTTTCGTCTTTAATATCTGTTAAACCAGTTCCAGTAAGAATAGTTGCTCTTCTTCCAGTTCTATTTAAGTTTCTTCTTTTTGCATCTTTCTCTGCTTGTTCTTGCCTTGCTTGATCTTCATAAGAAAAATCTGGTTCAGGTGGATCTGGCAAAGGTGGCGGAGCTGGCATTTTTGGTTTAAAAATTGATCCCATAATTATAGTACCTTGTAGTTAGTTTCATGTTGTTGTGGTCTTGTAGATTGAGCAATTTTAGTTTCGCTTAATCCAGTTGCTAAAGTTCTTAAAGCATCAGCTGCATGAGATGACCAATCATGCACTGGTTTTATTTTATAAACTCTTTCCTTATCTGAAAATTTTCTATGATAATGTCTAAGAGCATTAATTAATTTTGAGCAGTTATCGACATCAATTACACATCTAGGCAGCAACATCTTTACTGCATGAATACCATCTTCAATAGGCATTCTTGGAGCTACTCTAAATCTTAACCCCATCTGATAAGCTACTTCTCGTCTGGTTTTGCCAGAGCCAAATTCTGTTTGTTCAAGATCATGAGGACCATAGTTATTTTCTATAACATAATCTTTTTCTTTGATTACCTGAGCATAATGAGGAAATGCCTCATTCTTGTTTTCATAGTAATCAACAATATGTATTTGATGACCTATCTGCTGAAAAAAAATAATAGCAGTTTGATCATTATAACCTAAATCCCAGGCTGTATGGACAGCATAACTAGGATCAATTGGAACTCTAGTTATTTGCTTTTTGTCATCCATGGTTGCCATAAGATCTCCATAGATAGATCCTTGGATATTACCTATAAAAGAACATTCAAATTCTTGCTCATACTTTTGAGCACCCATCACAGCAAGAGCTGCATCTAATTCTTCTTTGTCAACTATCTTGGTTTCGCTAGCCTTAGCCTTATATAAAAACCATTTAGGATCAGATTGTGCTTTTTGATAATAATCATAAAACAGATTTGCCATACCTTTTGGTGTTCCAACCAGGATCATAAATCCTTTTCGGTCTGACAATGCTGGAGTTATAACTTCATTAATAAGAGCTGGATTAATTTGTGCAGTCTCATCAATGATGCAGCCATCTAAATAAATTCCTCTAATGCTATCTGGATTTTCAGATGACAAGAGCATTATTCTTGCACCATTTACTAAATCACATCTAAGTTCTGTTTCGTTGTATTTAGTTCCAGGAATTTCTTTTGTATAATATTTTAAATAATCAAATGCGATCTTCTTTGCTTGACCATAAGTAGGAGCTATATAAGCAAACCTTGGATTATGATGTTTGTTTGTCATTGCCTTTTTAATCAGATGATTAATGCACATAACAGTTTTGCCAAATCTTCTATGACAACAGAGCAAACTATATCTAAACTTTTCTATACTCTCATGTATGTAAGCCTGATGCTTTCTTGGTGTATAAGGAATTGTAACTTTCATTAGTGAAATGTAGGAACATTCTCGGAATGCCAATACCTCATTTTAATCTTAGCAAACACAAAGTCAGCAAACTCTAATATATCTGCCTGATTGGCAAATCCATCAAAGCTAATAACTAATTCATTGTTGTATGTTGTAAAACTATATGCAGATACATTTTCATATTTATCTGGTAAAAACTTTTTCTTATTATCTTTGCTCATGTGTTTGTGCCTGTGCTTGACCTATAATTAATACGCTTTTATATGGCGGACTATTATTGAGGTGTAGTGCCATTTTCCTAAATTTATTTTTATTTTTCCAGGTAATCGACCTATCTATTGATGATCAATAAACTACTCTGACTTGATATACTTAAAAAATAATTCAATGTAGTGATTGTTTAGTGAATTACTTTCTAACTAAACCTCATGACGCAAGGACCAACTATTTTTCTGCCTCGTTAATAACCATCTCATCAGGAGTAACATCAACAACCTCATCATTATTCTTTGACCAAGTTATCTCTATTTTAGTTTCTTGTTTGATCTCTTGTTTATCTCCATAGACTGGAATTAACTTAGAAGCTAACCACTTGGCTAACTGAACTTTCTCTCTAACAATCATAATGTTTCGATTGTCAGCATGTTCCAATTCATCCATTGCATTCTCAATATAAGTTTGAGCACCAATTCTTCTTGCTTCATTTATTCTAGCAAGGAAGTTTTTATCTTTACCAATCTCTTTATAAATTCTAGTTAAGCCTGGCATATCCTTGGCTCTTGCAAGTCTAGCAAGAGGAACACCATTCATTAATTCTTGGCAAATCTTATCAGTTATCTTTTCTGTTATTACTAGCTCTTTGCTCATTGTATTTAATTATATTGTTGGCAGATCTTGCTCTGCCTTCTGCTGTTTTTGGACCTTTTGAATATCCACCATGCACCTTGCACCTTATTCGACCATTCTTGCATAATATTCCAGGAGCATTACAAGGTCTTTTGCCTTGCTTAGTTAATGTTTCACATTGCAGTCTAAACTTATATCTCATTGCTGTTTGAAATAATTAACCAAGATTAATCTGTATGAAAAAAGAAAAAAGAGAAAAAGAAAATATTAAAACAGAACTTAACAATACTGTTTTTAAAGCAGTACCTTTTTATTTTAACTATGCTTTCTTATTTGTCTAGTCTCTAAGATTTTATGATATTAATTTTTTTATTTTAATTTGAGGATAATCTAATTAACTAAATTTATTGTCGTATATGTCAAGGCTTTCTTTAATAATTTTATTTGTAAGTTTGTCCAAGACATTATCATACATTCGTTTAATAGTTGTTCGATGATAAATTAAATACTTTCCAATTTTACTAAAACTGTTTCTTTTAGCTCTTAACCATAAAATCTTTCTATCTAACATAGGATCTTCTGATACCTTATCTACCATTAATAATAGATCTATTGCTAAACCATAATTAGTCATTTGTTTTGGCGTTGCTCTTAGTTTTAATTTCTTTTCATAATAACCTAATTCTGATGGTAAATAGCTTGTCTCAATAATCTGATACATTGAAGGAACATTTCTGTTGTGAGGAGCAGCTAAAAATCTTTCAGCTCTTCCAGCATCATAAAATATATCTTCTAAGTTTTTTCTTACTCTTATATAAATATTAAGATCATGCTCTATTTTTGATGACATTTTTTAGTACCCATGGATATTGTAAATCTTCTTTTTTAATTTTATTTAATTCTTCAGTTGGCAAATCTTGCAGCTGATCATAGAGCTCATACTGATCTAATCTTGGATATAAATATTCTTTGTTTAAGACTTTTGTATGTATTTCTTTTATATGGCCATTCAGAGCTTTCCATCCATAGTTTGAGAATTTTTTAAAACCAATACTTTCTAAAAACTTTTTATGAGCTGGCATATCAAACTTAATATAATGCTCATCATTATTCATGCTAATCAAAGGAAGATCTAAATGTTTTATTTTAGATAGTTCAATGAGCTCAACCTGGACCTCATTTTTAGTTAATTGAAACTGGCCACCAATATTTACAATTCTTACAAATGCTTCTTTTCTTTTTACATTGTAGTTAGCACAAAGATATTGATAGATCCTGAATTGAAGATCTGTCATTGGCAAACTGTTTATATTAGGATCTGTTAAGTAAAATTTTGACATAGTTATCTTGTCTTAAAAAATTGTTGTTATGTTCATTTGCTTCAGTAACTCTTTTTAATAAGTAATCTTTTGATGGACATTGTGGAGCATGTTGCAGCACTTTATATTCTAGGTACTGGAGCATCCAATCAGGCTCTAATCTTAATATGCGTGGCTCTGAGAGGTTATTACGAACATGAAATTCAGTGATTTCTCTGTTTTCAGTGTTTTCGTCAACAGAATACCAAATTGTAAAGAAAGGTATTTTTAGAGATCTTGCTATAATTTTATATGGTCTATAAAGCCATTCAGATTTAGATCTAAACTTATTATCTTTATTATAAATATGATCCGCCAGGAGCAGAGGAGTTGCACAAGCTGGACAAATAGAAACCATATCCAGGTCAGAATAGGCAATCCCATTATGCTGCTTTCTATGCCAATAACTAAAAGGTGTTACTAATTGGTCAAAATACTGATTTCTAGGCATAATTGAGCCTTATAATGTGTAGATAAGTTGTCAATTTTATTATCCATACTGGATAAAATACTTGAAACTTAAAGTTGAAGGTTTATATAAAATACATGGAAACTCCTATAAAAGAGAGAAAAGCTGGTAACTGGAATAATGTTGCTGAGCTTATAGATTTCAAAATTGTTAAGATAGCTCCTCAAGGATTATTAGGAGTAGCAAAAGCAGATGTCTTACTTTTATATAAAAAAAAGATTGGCGAAAAAGATGATGATCAAAAAAGGTTACTTGTATTTGGTCCAGAAGATGCAGTCTTTGATAGAGTTATACAAAAAATAAATGAGAAAAAAAATCCAGGCAAAGCAGCAGCTTTAAAAGAAAAATTTATAAAGGCTTGGAAAACCACTGATCAAACTATTGTTAATAGATCTCCAAATAAATTATTTTCAGATTATCTAAATACTTATGGATTAAATGCTAAAGAATTTTCTGAAAGATCAGGAATAGCAGCTCCAACAATTTATCATCATACATCAGGAAACAGAGAAATATCAAAACAAGTTGCAGAAGAATATGCAGCTAAATTAAATTGTGATCCAGTTGATTTAATGTTTGAAAAAAAATTTATTCCAATTTGGAGTAAAGTAAATTTATTAAAATCTGTTGAGTTAGAAACTTATTATGCTCCAGGTCAACTATATGCTTATGCAGCTCAATCAGAATTAGAAAGAGTAATTGTTCCAAGAGATTTATATAGAGATGATATGAAAGCAATTAAAATTGATGCAAGAGGATCTATGTATCATAACAAAGTTTGTTTTTATTATAGATCTTCAACTAAAGAAGAAAATGTAAATAATCAATTATGTATTGTTGGAAAAGATCATGAGCCATTTCCTGATGTAATAGAAGAATATTATTATTTTGGATTGTATGAAGAAATAAGAGGTAAAGCTAATTTAATAAATCCAGATCCTTATGTAACTGGAGAAGATAAATTTATTTTAAAAGATTTTACTCCAACTTTTATTACACCAATAATTTCAGTTTTAAATCCAGAAGCTGTTGTAGATAAAACAAAATTAAAATCATCAATACCATCTTTTAAATTAGTTAGAGAAGAAGAGCAGCTAAAAAGAGAATTAGAAGTTGCCAAAGCACAGCAAGCAGCTGAAGCTGAAGTAAAAAATTTATTAAAAAAAGTCGAAGAGATTACAGAAAAAATTAATGAAGAAACTAAAAAGAAATCTGGAATTATGTCAGCACTATTTAAAAAAGAAACTGATGTCATGAAAAAATTACAAGATGACCAGGCAAACATTTTAGATATGACCAAAAGAAGAATGAGAAAATAATGTTTGAAGATTGGAAAAAAGAAAAACAAACTGCAACTGATCATGACATTGAAAAAGATTTTCAAATACCAAAAGACACATTAAAAAAATGGAGACTACAAGATAAAGGACCTATTCATTTTAGATTAGGAGATAAAATTTTATATCCAAGAGCAGCATTTATTGAATGGTTTGAAGGACATATTAAGAACAAAAAAGCTGATGTAGTTTCAATCGGATCTAATCGTACCAAATCAGATATTTCAAAAAAATAGTTTTATCCAATCTGGATAATCCACTTTACATATAATCTCACATAATT